GAGATTTGTCGCGTCCACAGCGCCACTAAAAACCGCGGCCTCGATTACTCCCGGCGTTCCAACGTCGCCAAGCGCGTTCACTTGAAAAATAGTGCCGGCATCGTAGGAAATGCTTAGGATATTTAGATCGCCCGCGTTACTTCCCGCCGCAACCGCTGGCGCGGTTAGTTCCACCGCCCCAGTTCCGGCATCGCGCTGCACAACGGTCGCCGGCAGCCTCGCCGCCGCAATCGTTCCACTGGTGATATCCGCAGCCGAATGCGTATGCGACGCCGCGGCCTTAGAGTCTAGCGCCGTTTGTAGCCCCGTCACTTGCGAGACTGCCAGCGTAACGGCATCGCTACCGCCGCTGGCGTGGCTAGCCGCGTGGGCGCTAGGCGCGAACGTGGATGGCTTGTTGCTGATCGTGGCCCAATCGCCGGCGCTGATTTCTGCGTAGGACGAACCGCCCCAGCGGTAAGCCTTGCCAGTGTCGAGGGCAACGTAGATTTTCCCGGCGGCCCCGGTGGCCGGGAACGCGGCGAGGTTCGCCGCCTCGACAACCTCCGCGGGGCTGGCGGAAACCTCGACATACGCCGAACCGCTCCAACGGTAGAGCGTGTTTGTCGCCGTCACAACGTACAGCGTTCCCGTCGCGCCGGTGGCCGGCAGCGCGGCGAACGTGGCGGCCTCGACAAGCCCGCCAGACGATGAAAGAGCGTAAAACGGCATCGATAAACCCTAGTTTCCGGTTGCCGAACCGCCGTCAATCGTTCCGCCGCCGGCAGACGCTGCCGACCCGCCGTCGATCCCCGGCGGCAATGCCGCAGCGGGGCCGACCCGCTTGCTATGGACGCGCACGGTTTCGTGGAATGCGTCCCCGTAACGAAACAGCGGCAGCCCGCGCGGCGCGGCCAGTTCGAACACCGTTTGAACGTTGCCCAGCATTTCCAACACCTTGTCGCCGCGCTGCGGCTCCGCGTAGGGGAAGTCGGCCGTACAAAAAATGAAATCCCGGCTTTGCCACTGCTCCACCACCCCACCGGTTTCCGCCGATTCGAACAGCGTTTGCGCTAGGGTGGCTTTGATCGTGTGCGAGACACTACCGCGACGATAGACCACGTTGACCGATGCGCTCGCGCGCAACTGGCCGGCTAACCACGCGGCCCCTGTTCGTAGTGCGTCCATCGGCCACCTTTAAAGAAAATGCGCCCCGCCGCCACGCGCTGCGGTTTGCGCGGGCGGCGGGGGCTAGCGGCCGGGGATCGTCAACCGCGATTCAGATCGACCCAGCACATTGCGTCACCCGAAACGGCAGCGGCAGCGACCTTGCCAGCGCGCTTGCCGCCGGCGCTGGTTGCCGTAATGTTGCTGTTCGTCGTGTTCCAATACACGACGGCGCCGAGCGCGAGCGCTTCGGCGGCCTTCGGCATCGTGAACACGCCTTCAACCTCGACGGCGCCAAGCGTGTTGGCGGCGATCGGCCGCGAAGCCACGGCGATGCCGTCAGTCAGCACCACAACGTCGCCAGCGGCGACGGCGGAACTGGGGGTATACGGCCAAGTGCCGGGTTCCTGCTTGAAAGAAGCCATTTTGAGCCTTTCGAAAAACTGGGGGTTTGTGGATCGTCATGCCGGCCGGCGGCATCGTCTGCCGCCGACCGGCTACGGTTTACGCGGCTAGGGTCAAGCGGTCGCCATGCGGTAGGCCGCGAGCGATTCGCCCTTGGCACAACCGAAATCCATGTAGCCGCGGAGGGTAACGCCAAGCGTATCCGGCGCGGGTTCGACCTGTTCGATCGTGGGGGTCTGCTGACCGTTGAGGAATACAACATCCATAGCGGCCAGATCGGCAGCATCGGCACACAGCCACCACGTTGACGCACTCGACAGATACGCGGACGAAACCACGCGATACCGGCCGGCGAGAACATTTGCATTCCCTTGCGCCGTCGTGTTGCCGCTGATGAGGAGCGACGAACCCATAAGTTCGGCCGCAGTCAGTTCCAACTCTGGCGGAACCAGCAACACGCTAGGCGAAATCCCAAGCGGGTTACCATCGGGATCGCTCAGTTTCCGATAGGCCGTAGCGGCGGTTTTGAGCGAAGCCAGAGTAAGCGCGTTACCAGCGGCGGCGGTAGCCTTCGAATAATAGGTAGCGTTGCTGTTCTGGAACTCCGTCCAAATCTGCTCCGCGAGACTAAGGGCAGCCCCGCGGCCAATCCGCTGCGGCAGCGCGGTCAGCGCGTTCAAATCGTCGTTAACCATATCCTGCCGGGTCACGTTGGAAGTGATGCCGTAGGTATCAGCGTTGACGCTTCGCTTCGAATCGCTAGCGTCTGCCGATTGCATCTGCCCGCCGTTGCCCACCTTGGCAAACTTAAACGAACCATTCAGCCTGTAGAGGCTAACGCTCTTGAAGTCATTGACGCTACGGATAGCGGCAACCTGATCCCAAGTGCGTTCCACCGCGTTAAAGCCGGAGAGAAGGAACTTATTCGCGACGTTCGACAGGATATCGCTAATCGCGTGAGTGGCGAACGCGGCGCGAATCACCATTGGCAGGTTCGTGGCGGAAATCCGCGACGAACCGGAATAGCCATTGGCGCGGGCCGCCTCCACGAAAACCTCACCGAGCGAAACGCTGCGCTGCTGCTTTGCGGCAGCCTCAACCGTGCGCTCGTCAAAAAACTTTTCCGGCTTCGACAAACCGCCCTGCATACACAGCGCGGCTTCGATCACCTTGCCGCCGGTCGCCGGCTCCGCAACGTGAATAGCGGGCGCCCGATCGGCGCGGGTAGCAATCAACTTTTCCATCGTGTCGATTTTCTTGTTGAGGGTTTCGATGGTCGCAAGGAGTTCCGGCGACTGCGATTCCGCGACAACCGCGGGAGCGCTGGCGGGGGCTTCCACGGCGACGGTCGCCGGGGCTTCCACGGCGGCCGTGATGGCTTCCGCGGGCTGTTCGTTGGCGTCGTGCGCCATAGTGGTTTCCTCCGCGGCATCTGCCGCGATTTGGACGGTGGTTGCGTCATCCGCCCCAAGGGTCACAAAAGAAACCTCGCGCAACGTCGAGGCTCTGACGATTCGAATAGGCCCGTTGAATGGCTGGCCGTTGACCATCACGGTTTGATCCGCGGGAATGCGTTCATGCCGGCCAACGTCAGCGCCTACGCTGGCCTGCCACTGGAAACCCCTATCGGCCAGTTCGACAACGCGCGAAGCGCCGTCATTGCTGGCAAGGATTTCGGCATCTACGATTAACTCGCCGGCCTCGACGCGGACGCTGGTGGTCTGCCCCAAGATGGAACCAAGCCCGTAATCGTGGCCCATGACGATCGGGATTTTCTGCCGCAGTTTCATGCCGGCCAGATCGATGACGATCGGCTCGCGCGACCATCCTTGCCGGATGGCGGCGCCCGTGTAGGCGCGAATCGAAAACTTCCGCGGCCCCGGCGCCGCGGCCTCGCCCGCGTCAGCGGCGGCGGCCACGAAATCTACCGGCTGTTCGAAAATGATTTTGGTTTTCATCGTGTTTTGCCTAGCGTGGGAACTGTGTCGGTTTCGGCCTCATCGTAGAAATCGAAATCGACATAAATCACGGCGCGGCATCCTCCGGGGATTGCTGCGGTTGCTGCGGCTGCTGGATGACTTCCGGCAACCCCAGTTCGCGCGCCAACGTCACTTCCGCGGCCCGCTGCCGCAGTTCCGTTTCCCAGTTTTTGCCGGCCTTCGCGTATTCCGCGGAAAGCGTTGTCGTGTTGGTTCGGAGCCGCGTTTCGATTGCGTTGGCTTCCTTCGCGGGGTCAACGTGTTCGCGACCATCCCAAACCCATGACCAACGCCATTCGGCCACGGGCGGAAGCCCTGCCGGGATATAGCCGGTGAGCAATGCGGCTTCGTCTGCCCATTCGTAAAACAGCCGATCCAACATTACGCGCTCTATCTCGTCGCGCGCCACGCGCTGCGTTGCGTGATAGATGCCGGCATCCATGCGGCCGGAAGCGTAGTTGTAGGAACTGGAATCAAGCGCCGAAATGTTGTACGGCAGATTCAGCGCCCTCCCGATTTCCGAAACGATTTCGCGCTTGAACTGCGAATAGGTAGACGTTGGTTGTTCCGCCTTCAACTGCGAAACGCTCCAGCCTTCGGGCAGGGTAGTAAGCGTGCGTTTTTCAATCTCGACGGCTTGGAA